GGTGGTGTCGTTATAGACAATTTTGGTTTTCATGGTGATAAAATTTTATTATTCTAAACTTTCACCCGTAATTTCGTAGTAAAAGTCTGATAAAAAATTATAAATTGTGAGTGCATCGGCACACTCTGAGTAAGTGCCGCCAAAGTGTATATTGTACTGCTCTTTTGCCTTTGCCTTGATTTTGTCGGCAAATTGGCGGTCTTTAAACTCCGCCATTTTCGTTGCGGCTTCGTAGGCTGCACTTCGTTTGTAATCGGTTTCTTGCGCAGCGTTATCCGCAAATTCTCTTGCTTTTTGTTCGTTTTCTGTCATTGTTTGAAAACCTTTAAAATTTGCCGTTGGGTTGTGAATTTACCACCGTCCATATAATAACACCAAACCGACAAATCCTCGTCAAATTCGGCATTTTTTACTGTGGCGGTGTCGTATATTCTACCACCCAAAACGGCGTTATAGCGAAATAAAACTTTTGCGCCTATCTCTACTTTTTTTTTACGTGTTTAGTGTTTAACCACTTGTCTCGCTCCTCTCTGCATTGCTGCAAGGTTGGTTTGACGGTTGAGAATAGTTCGCCGTCAGTATCGCGGTAGTCGTACTGAATATATTTTTTTCTGTTGGCGGCTGTGAATTTTTCAAATTTTTCAGAGCCTAACGCGGTGCATGTTGATATACCGTTTTGTGTTAATGTTGTTGCCATTTTGTTATATTTATTTAATTGGTTTAACATTTATATTATTTATAACGCAAAGTTAATAATAAAGTTTATATCTAACCAAATAATTTTAGTTAAAAAATGTTAAAACTCTGACACTTTTTTTTATATACTGATTGTGTTTTTTTTGCACTATTCAAAAACACTTATATATATGGATAAATACACAGCATTAACAATAGTTGAGGAGTTCCAGTCTTGGAGACGCAGTCAGCCTCCTTACGACTATGACGGGGACGACCCCAAAAAATACAAACGTTTTCCGTACAGCGGTGAGACGCTCGGTCGTGCGTTGGACGTGGTTATCAACTTTTGCAAGGGAAAGTTTGAGCCAGCGCAGAAACTAACAGAAATATTCGCGGAAGATGAGGCGGACTGCAACAACCCCATACCTTAGCAACTGCCTACTTTCCGCATTAGGTTTAAAGTTGCGGCATTGGCGGTCTGTAAAGGTGATATATCGCTCACCGTTTACTAATTTCCGCCTTTACGGGGTGTTTTGTCCGCATTTCTACGCAATACACAAAGGGGTGGAATATCACTTCCACACAGACGAAAACTTACGTTTCCCGCAATATTTCGGACTTTTCAAGGGTTGGCTTGTAGCGGTCGGCTGTGACTACTACCGTAAACGGTGAGAGTTTCGGGGCACGGTCTACCTTGATGTATGCCGTGCCCTGTGTTTTTTTTGTAGCGGTCTGTTGACTTTTTTTTTATCCTTATGTCGGTTACATTTGCACAAATCAAACACATAATATATATAGTATGTTACAATACATTATAGATATAGTTAATAGGTTCAGAAACAAAGTCCTCAACGCTTCGGGGTCAGAGGGCGAGTTATATTCCTTGCTCGAAAAGGGCGAGGTTTTAAAAGCCCTTAATCTGTTTCAAGACCGTGCGGAGGAGGTCGATAACGCCATAACTGAATACAACCCCCAAACCCACAAAGTTATGCGCCGACCCAATAAGTTCCGCAAAAACGACCGCCCTTACATCACCGAAAAACTACCACGTAACCGCCAAAAGTACATTAACGAGGTTGAGTTATTTTTCCTTTTCGGTAAGCCTTTACGTTGGCGCAAAGAGGAGGGTGATGATAAGGCTTACAAACTGTTTACCGATTTCCTCAAAGATAGCCGTTTCGACGCAAAAATGCGCCAAATTAAGCGTTTGGCGGGCGCGGAAACAGAGTGCGCAAAACTCTATCACCTTTACAACGAAAACGGCAAGGTAAGCGTTAAAACAGTCATTTTAGCACGTTCCACAGGTTACGATATACGCCCTTTATTCAATCAGTATGGCGACCTTGACGCGTTTGCATACGGTTACAAAACGAGAGGGTCAGACGGTAAAACCATACAACATTGGGAAATTGAAACAAAAGACTATATCTTTGAATGTACACAAGGCGAACTTGAATATGAAGTAAAAACGCGACCTAACCCCACAAAGCGTATCAATGTTATCTATTACCGACAGCCAAAGGCGTGGGACGGTGTAGAGCCACGTTTGGAGCGTGAGGAAATGCTCGACAGCAAGGTGGGCGACACCAACAACTACTTTGCCGACCCCGTGGCTAAGGCAAGCGCGGACGTTATTCAGAGCCTTGCAAGCCCTGAAACAACGGGCAAACTCATACAATTAAACGGCTCAAATTCCGTTTTTGATTATGTCAATCCGCCGCAATCGTCGGAGTTAAGACGTAGCGAACAAGAAAACTTGGAGAAATCCATATTGTTTGACACCTTTACGCCGGACTTTTCCTTTGAGAATATGCGCGGTTTTGGGTCAATAAGTGGCGCGGCTATCAAAAACGCTATGATATTAGGCTTTTTGAAAGCGGACAACCGAAAGGAGATTTATTCCGAGTTAATCGACCGCGACAAGAACCTTATGAAAGCGATTTTGGCGTATCAGCACCCCGAACTTGCAAAGAAAATAGAGGAATTGGATATTCGGTTCGATTATACCGAACCGTTTGCCGAGGATAACCAAAGCGAGAAAAACTTTGTATTGACGGCGTACAATGCGGGCTTGGTAACTCTTGAAACAGCGGTCGGCTTGTTAGCGTTCACAGAAAACGCGGAAAACGAAATCAAGACAATCAAAGAGCGAGCGGCGCAGAAACAGCAGCAAGAGTTGGCGGCGAAAATGCAAGAGGCGGCATTGAAACAAGCGGCAAGTCAGCCGACCAAGCAAGCCGAGCCAACACAGCCAACGGAAAACACAGAGAAAGAGTAATGTTCATATATATTGGGTTAATTGAGTGTAAGGGGTCGTTATTTTTACGACCCCTTTTTTATTTCCTCGGCATACGCTTCTATGCACCTTTATTCTATATAACAACAATAATCAATTATTTGAGGTTCGGACAAATTAGATTGTAGATATTCCGCCTCCTCGATATTATCAATGTCCCAATCGCCAACATGTAGGTGTATAGGGAGATGTTGACAAATATACTCAACTGCTTGGTTCTTGTCGGTCGCGGCTATAATCATTAAGCCCTGCCCACAAGATAAATCAACGGTTCTTAATAAAAATACTTTCATAATATTATTTTTTTGGTAACGACATTTGTGTCGGTTTATAAATTTTCTTTGTTATTTATAACGCAAAGATATAATAAATGTTATTACCAAACAAATTTATTATGTTAAAAAGTGTTAAACGTTTGATTATTTAACTATCATTAAAAAAAGTTAAAAATGTTAATATTTGTTAACAGACTGCAAACCAACTAATTAAGCCAATTTACACAAAATCCAACTTTTTTAACCCTATATATAACCATACGTTTGTCTTACATTTAATTAAAACTTTTTTCAATATGAAAGATAAAATATTTAACGCCTTGAAACAAGAGTATTCCTACTTGGGTTTGGGCGACGCGCTTCTCCAAGCGCAGGCAGAATCTCTCGCCAATTTGGGGTTCGTTACCGACGAAAACCTTGACGCAGTTGTAAAAGCACAAGCAAGCGGTTTAAAGGCTTACCAAGCCGCTAACGACAAAAGAGTAGCAGACGCGCTCTCTAAGGAAAACGCTAAAAGTGCAAAGGACAAGGAAAATGCAGCAAAGCAGACTTCCGAATTGCAAAGCAAAATCGACGAACTCGCTAAACAAGCAGAAGCCGACAAATCGACACTCGCTAAACAAGCCGAGGAACTCAAAGCAGCACAGGAACTGCAAAAGCAACTTGACGAACTGAAAGCAAAAACCGAACAACAGAACGCGGAATACGAAAAACGCAAAGCGGACTTGTTGGCATTTATCACCGGAGCACCACAACAGCCACAGACGGACAAGCAAACCGCTCCCGTCCAAGCACAAGTTCCGCAGCCACAGCCTGAACCAAAACCTGAGCCGAAACCACAGCAGCCGACATTTGACGAGGCGGCTTTCCGTAAACAGTTGGAAAAAGAATGGTCTAAGAAATTAGAAACCGTTACTAACACCAACGGTACACAAATCCAACAAATGCTTGAAGCGAACAAGGCACTCGCCGAGCAGGTCCAAGCATTAGTAAGGGAAAATACCGAATACAAAGCCGCCAAAGCCGCAGAGAACCGCAGAAATTTCATTTTGAACAAAGCGCACGAACTCGGAATACCAGAGTGGCGTATCAATGAGGGCTTTTCTATCGCCGACAATGCCGACGAAACCGCAATCACCAATACGCTTACCACAGTATCAAACAATATCCGAGCCAACGTATTGCCGCAGAACGGTGTTAACATGCCAAACCTCGGCGGAAACAACAACCCCGACACATCGGCAACAATTGACGCTATCGCGGCTCAATTAGTACAAACTATCTAAGAAACGTAGAAAATGAAACGAGAATTAACAACCCAACAAAACGAGGTGATTTTCGGAAAGGATGATGTTATCATTCAGAAACTCATCGCGGACATCGCCGGAGGTCGTACAATCGACTTTACAAGTTGGACACCCGACCTTATCAAAGCCGGAACGGTTATTGTCAAAGGTACTGTTTCAAGTGCCACCGTATACCGTCCCCACCCAATCACAGCGGGCACAGCACCCAACCCCGACACTTACAGCACACTTGCAGAGGGTTGGTCGGTTGTAGGTATTCTTTACCGTACAATCACACGTAGCAACCCACAAGGTAGTATCCTTATTCAAGGCGTAGTTAACGAAGCAGCCGCACAAGCGGAAGGACTCCCAGCCTACACTTCGGCTATCAAGACCGCGCTCAAAGATGTTCAATTTATTTCAGACGAGGAGGCTTAGTAGACAATGGAAACATCAATGTACTTGGATTACGTATCCAAAACTTTCCCCGCTCTCGTTACATCAGTAGCAGAGAAACTCAACGACAAACGCAACAACACCCTTTCCTATCTCTACCGCGATTTACTCACCCCTGAGTATTCAGTAGACGGACGTTGGGCAAGCGTTTTAGCAAAATACACACGTGTTAGTGCCGACGTTGTAGCCCTCGACTCTTCGTTGCCAATCAAGAGCCGTGACGCTATCGAGACCGTAAACGGTGAAATTCCCAAAATGGGTATGAAGATGTACATGACCGAGAACCAAATGAAAGCGGTTGACTCGCTCATTGCACAGAACTTTTCGGGCAACTACACCTCGGTTATCATTCAGAACATTTTTGCAGATGTTCCCCGTTGTATCGAATCAATCTACGAAACCATCGAGGCAATCTTCCAATCGGAATTGTCAACAGGTATCGGCGTTGCTCCTCGCTCAACAGGTACAGGCGTAAGAATTGACCTTAAATTCTACAACGACCACAAATTTGGCGTAGGCGCAGCATGGAACACCGACAACGGCAAAGCCCTTGACGACTTGCAAAAAATCTTTGACAAGGCAGAGGACGACGGCAATGTTATTACCGACATGTACGCTGACGATACATTCCTCAAATCGTTCTATGCTAACAAACAAGTCAAAGAGCAGTACGCTTTCAACCTTGGTTTCACCGGAACAAGCATCCCCGTTCTTGCATTGGAACAAGCACAAGACGTTATCCGTAGAAAATACGGTGTTGAACTCCACAGAATCAACCGTTCTTTCAAAACCGAACTCAACGGCACACGTGCTAACAACAAATCATGGGCAAACGGTATTGCCGCCTTTACATGCGACCAACGTATCGGCTCACTTGTTTGGACAAACACCGTGGAATCTGCAAGACCCGCCGCACAAGTACAGTACCAGACCGTCGATAACTTTATCCTCGTGTCAAAATATTCTGAGAATGACCCATGGCGTGAATACACGTCATCACAAGCGATGGTTGTTCCTATCATCAACAACGTAGACAGAATCTACTTGCTTGACAGCCAGACCGTACAGCAGTAAAAAAAGGGGGCGATATGATAGTAGTAGTTAAAATACCGTTCCGCGACCTATACGATTATGAAAAAATTTACGCCATAGGCGACGTTATCGACGTTAGCGACGAAAGGGCGCAAAACATGATTAAGTTAGGTCTTGCGGAAAGCGG